GGACGAGCTTAGGGATAGGGTACTCACAAAAAATAGACTTAGTCTTCAGGGGTGAAGGCATGTTTACTAATATACTTATCATTTTTACGCTCCGCCTTTTGTGAAGGGAACTTATGGATATGTTGGTTGAGAGATCCCATAATAACAGCCATCATATGATCGGCGAACGTCATGGACTGACCCGCCATGGACTTCCCTTGAATGTTCTCCATCGCACCTGCTACTAACCCCAGAGGTGCGATATGATTCTCAGCGATCTTTAGTAACCCCTGATCAAGGGTTTCATGTGTCCCTGAAGCGTTCCCCCAGTCGTTCGCTAGCTCCATATAATCTCGTATGAGTCCCATCGTTGCAGTATCAACGACATAGCTTATGGGAGCTTCTGTCATCTTACCTGTCTCTGAGACCGGATCTGAGCCCTCCCACTTGTCCTGGTGTGCCCCTTGTCTGTTCTCCTGTGCTTGACCTTCGGTACGAGCTACCGTCTCAAAGAAGAGCGGATTCGTTCGTACCGAGTCAAGGACGGCCTTGGGAAGCACTCCAAGTTTATAGGCTACGTAAGGACCGCCATAGCTAGCGAAGGCACGAGCGAAGGCGGTTAGGTTGTGGTAGTCCCCAAGTTTCTTGTTGATGAGGGCCATCTTCATATACTCTGCCTTTGTACCGGCCTCAGAAGGCCCCAGGACGCGATCTAAGTGCTTCAGCATACCAGCACGCCATCCGTACTCCATCTGCCCTAGGACATGGCTCATAGCGTTAGCGGCCTCCTTGTAGCCGGGGAACCAGTTAGCGGTGTGCTGGCCGATGTAGTCAGGGATAGCAGAGCCTCCTTGAATGAGTCTACTTTTCACAATCTCAGATGCTGCCTTCGAGGGATTGAACATCGCGGCTATTCCCCGAGTAACGGCGTCGAGACCCCCTCCGAGAAACTGAAGAGTCCCAATGTTCGTCCCACCATGAGGGAGTGGATCCATCTCTATGCCAAGTCTTCCGGTATCGGCTGCCAGCTTCGCTAATTTGTTTACTTTCTCGACCCGAGGAGCTTGATACTTTCTCCAGTCCATCGGGTTCGGGACATGAGAGAGCTTCGCCCCTCCCTGCTCTGCGAAAACCTGGTTCGACTTACGGGCCAGCTCGTTCGTGTGGACCTCGTTCCGTATGGTATTGAACGTCTCGGTACGCTCCTCAGGACTCATGCCCCGGATCTCAGCAGCGGAGAAGGTCTTCGTCATCGAACCAGACGGAGCAGTAGCTGAATGAAGTGCTTCCGGCAGCACAGTTCTCGCAGCAGCAGACCGTTTCGGGGAGCCGTGCAGGTGTACGTACTGAGCGTACCTCTGGACCGACTTATCGGCGTCATTCACTACCCCCTTGTCCGTCGTAAAGTCTTTGTGCTTCTGAACTCGTTGTGAGTTCTCAAGTTGAAGCCGTACATCTCGACCGGCAGGAGTGAGACCTGCATGCAGGAGGTCAGGTCGAACGACCATAGCGTCATGCAGGTTGTGGAAGATCTGAGGACCGGAGCCTCTCGTAGCTCCAACAGCCGTCTTGAGGTGTGCGAACGCCTCACCAGCTCCGTGCTTGGTTAAGAGGTTGTGAACATGAGCCGTAACCATCCTACCGGCAGTCACTCCGGCATGGATGAGGGGCTTGGTAGCAGGGTTCACAGCAGCAGCACGAGCTGCATGGACAACAGCGTTCGCTGCTCCCCCAACAGCAGGGAAGTCACGAGCAGCGGTAGCAGCATCCTCGGCAATAGCGAACGGGTCAGTGATCGTGTCGGTACCGACGTTGTTCACGGTCTTGAGGGCGTTCCCTACATAGGGTGCCAAGGCTCCAAGATGGTGCATGAGGGTACCGTGCATCATTGTATCGATATCGGCGTCTGTAGCTAGTCCTAGCCCTTTCTGAACGGCTGTACGGGCCTTATTCACCTTCTCTGTCGTCGGGTGCCAAATGATATCGTTAAGGTGGTTGATGGAGTCGTGAAAGTTGCTGTGATTTTGGACATTTTCAACTTCGCCGGAGAATATGCGTTGAGGCGTGCCAAGAACGTCGAGATCTGCTTCCACTCCTGCCCCCAGTGCCTCCTTCCAGTGTCCCCATATCTCAGACTCCCAAGCACCTAGAACCTGCCCTGCGTGCTTCTGTGAAGCTTGCATCTGGGAGAAAGGGTTGCTATTAGGCTTCGTGGCTACAGGTATCTGCGGTAAAGAATGTCCAGAAGGTGCTGCTCCCGAAGAAGCCGCTGGAGCCTTTGTAACAGGTATCTCAGGTAGAGGTTTCTGAGCAGGGGCACTTTTAGTAACGGGGATCTCAGGAAGTTCATCCGCCATACCACTTACCACCACGAGCTGTTAAGGTCTTGCCATTGTATTGAGTCGTTGTACCGTCTGCTGTGCCTGCCGGTGCGCTACCGACAGGAGTGCCTCCTGAAGCTGCTCTCCCCCCTCTTGGCATGATCGTACTCTGCCTACCCCCGCCTTGAGCGGTCATGGCTCTTCCTTGGTGTGTATAGTTCACAAAGGCACTTCGTGCTGAGTCAGCTTGTTGTTTCACAGTAAAGAGTGTGTCATTCAACCTTGCGGCATTTTTCATTAGGGATTGTCCCATAGCGTCGTCTGGGGCAATAGTATCTCCTTTTACTGCCTTATAAGCAGTAAGAGCCGTGTTCGCCGCCGTTAACTCAGACTGAGTCCTTGTAGCGTATTCATCAAGTGCCGTAGTGGCGCTATGGAGTTGAGTAAAGGCATCCTTACTCTGGTCGTGTTTAAGCCTGTCTTGGGCCACTTTAAGTTGTCCTGCTCTAAGACCTAATCCCTCCATTTGTATTTGCAGCCTTGGAACGACTGCGGCTGCTTCCACACTTGCTTTTTGAGCCTGTGCCTGAAGTTCATTAATTTTTGCCAGTGCCAAGGCTTTCACTGTACTTGATTGAGCTTCAGTATACGCGGTTTTCGCTGCTGTTAGCCTCTCCGTGAACCCTAGTTTCGTATTATTCATGCGGTCAACATTGGCTTCATGGGTTGCGCCTGTAGCAGCACGAGTACCAGAAGCAGCAGCCGTAGTGAGTTTTGCTTGTTGTTCTGGAGTATAACTTGCCTTAGCTTTGAGAAACCCTGGGGGGGTACCCCCTCTGCCCTGCATAGCCAGAGCCCTATCAACGGGGTTCATGGCCTGGTACCTTGCTATATCTTCTACCGAGAGATCAGAGAACTGCTTAGGGTTCATGGCATCCCAATTAACGGACCCGTCTTTGTTTTTTACAACAGGTCTACCAAGAGTATTCATGTCTGCAATGTATTGATTCATCATTACAGTATCTCTAGCTAATTCTGGAAACTTAACGGCCTGTTTTGTAACATTATCAACACGAGTTGTTGCGTCTGTTGTGGCATCCTGTTTAGCAAGTCGAGTAGCAGTAGCTGTAGCTGCTACATTCTCAAGAGTATTGTGTTGGATAGTGGACTGATCTAAGGCATGAGTATCGGCAGAATCAGCCTCTTTCTGTTTGTTCTCAATCTTCTGCTGCTTCTCATCCGTACGGATCTTATGGCCTTCCTCATAACCCTTGAGGCCCTGCGAAAGAAAGCCGAGGAGACCCCCGCCACCTCCGTAGCCCCCGTTACCTGTTACGTTTGGTGTTTGGAACCCCATAATAGCCTCCTAACGCTCTAGAACGGGCGTCAGATCCCATCCATACTTCATTATGTTTTGAACGTCTTTAAGTATAACATCTGCCGCGTCTGTGCGGTACTGTAGGTCCTGTACAGATAACTTCTCTAAAAACTTATAGATCTTCTCAAAGCCCTTCTTTATAGAAGTGGAGTCAGTAACGCATGCACCTATGAATCCAAAAGGGCATACAACATACAGACCTGTCTTCTCATCCCAGGCACATCCTACATTTACAAAGAACTTATCCCACGTACCATCGTAGTTCCTAACCCGGACCCCTTTGGCAGGGTTCTTGTCTCCTAACTCTGCCAACTCCTTAAATTCATTAGGGTATGGAGGTATTGAAATCCTAACCCCATGGTAAGCAGTATCTACCTTGAAGAAGTGATCTACATTCTGCCCATGTACCAAGGCTTCCAAGAACCCTGAGAGGGAGGTTATGCCCCGCTGGGAAGCTAGCTCACTGTCTATGCCAAGGCGCGGAGTCCATTCAAGGAACCAAGCGTGCTCCTTGTCAAGTATGGCATTTATGTCATACAACCCAGGGGGGGCGTCGTTATCCCTGAACTCAGACTCTAATCCCATCCACTTGAGTTCATAGGCCACACGAGGGATGTCAGGGTAAAACCAAACAGTGTTCAAAGAGCACCCTGTAGCAGGTCCCTTGTCACCGTTCATAAATTTCTTGTTCTCAATAGTTCCTTCAAACGGGCCAACAAACACCCTACCGTCAAACCAGCGAGCTGTCGATACCGCGACGCCTTTGATCTTTTCCTGTAGGATGCACTTAACATTATCTCCAAAGCGTTCTTTAACATGTTCTAAGTGCTCCTTTACTTCTTCAGTATCTTTAGCCACAATTGTAGCGTCAGATCCTAAGTACTTGTCAGATTTCCAAGCCCATCCACCATCACCAGATTCTTGTTGGGGATCTGTTTCAAGATGTGCTAATACAGCAGATATCGAATTAAAACTTTTTGCAGGAGGACATGTAATACCCACCTTTTTAGCCAGTGTTTCTCCGAATACTCTATCCTTTTCAAGCTTATCCATAAATTTGCCCGCACCGATAACATGTTTACCTTGCTTTCTTAGGGTATCACCAAGTTCTCCAGAGCCAGTAGCATCAAAAAAATAAATAGTATCAGTAGACCTCCCACCCCACTCCAGCCATTCTTCCTTATTCTGAGTTTTAGGAACTATATTCTCGCCGATCTTGCTTGATACTTTCTCAGGGATGTAGAAAAGAACATCATGACCTTCATCATAAAGTCTTCTAGCCCAGGTCACATGAATGCTCCTGCGATACCTGCTGCACTTCCAAGAACACTTCCAAGGCCACTGTTCTGTGAGTTCGATGCTGCCTGCTGACCAAACCCTGTGGCCTGCGTACCGTAACCAGAGAACAGACTGCCGAGTGCGCTATTCGAGTCGTTCGTTGCAGTTGTACCGGCTGTTACAGCAGAGGTACCTAGGCCAAGAACAGAGAGCAGATTCGTTAGAGAACTGGTGTTCAACCCTGAACTACCTGTGAGAGCACTCTGAAGCATGTTCATAGTTTGAGTATCAAGGTTACCTGCCGTTGACGCTACGCCTTGCGCTCCTTGCTGCTGTATAGTTTGACTCTGCCCTGCCAGGTTACCAGCGAGGTTCGCACTCTGCCCTAACTCAGCGTTCTGCATCTGCTGCTTCTGATTGTTTTGGTTCACCCCAGGCTGAGCACTATTCTTGAGTTGTGCCTCCTGCTGCCCTAGCTGCTGCTGAAGCTGGTTCTGAGCGTTCAACTGCGTCTGTTGATTCAGCCCCTGACTCATCTCATTACCATAGAAGCTCTGAAGGGCGGGGTTAGCTTGAGAGAGGTTCGTTGCACTCGTGTTCGTGTCATAATTTATGGCCTGCTGACCTACAGCGTTCTGATTCACACCAGTTGTGCCTTGTTGATTTCCGCCACTAGCGATAGCCCCTTGAATACCAGTCATCGTAGCCGGTAGAGCAGAGTTAAGCTGTCCTGCCGTGTTCTGTAGAGAAGTTGCGCCTGCCTGTATACCTTGAGCAGCTTGTCCCTGATTTTGAAGGGAGGTCTGCATAGCTCCTTGAGCTGCTCCACCGCTACCTTGCATGTTGGCCTCCAGTTAGTTGAACGAGGCGTACTTTGTTACCTACTGCATCATGTTCAACAATCGGAGACACTTCAAATCCTCTTTTCATAAGGGCGAGCATCCATGACTGATTATTTATATCCACATACCCAAATTTATTTTTTTGTGGATATCTGAGAGCATAATCACCAAGTATTTTTATTGCATGTGGAGTACCGTAAAGTCCTACAATAATCAAATCATCCGGCATGGAGGAGCACATCATCAAACCAATAACACCTTCTACTCCCCCCATATAAAAAGCACCAAACCACTGTACGAAATTAGCTGAATCTTGTGACCAGGCTTCATCATAAATAGTCCCTGTTTCTGTCATATGAGCTAAAACTAGGGGTGTAGCATCCTCCTGTACTATAGATTTAATGTAGTAATCTTTCATTTTATCCCCAAGCCAAGCTGAGAGAGCATTTGGAGAATCTGAGGAGGCTGTTTAGCCTGCTGCTGTCCCTGCTGTAGTGCCTGCTGCCCCTGAGCCTGTTGAGGATTCTGGGAGAGCATCTTCATGAGCATAGGAAGAATCTGCGTGAGATTCCCCTGAGATACGTCTGTAGCCTGTGCGGGAGCAGGCTCCCCAGGTTTCGTATCTCCCCCCTTCTGCATCAAAAAGGACAACAGGGCCATGAGAGCCTCTGGAGGCACATTTGCAGGAGCTTGCTGCTGTTGACCCTGCTGCCCCTTCTGCTGCCCTTGCCCCTGTTGCTGACCCTGCTGTTGGCCCTGTTGAGCCCCTTGCTGACCGCCTGGCGGCATCATCCCCATCGCTAACTCCCACTTCCGAAACCCTTCATCGTCACTGGTTTCATTCCGCCCGGTTTCTTCATCCCCATTTTGCCCTTACCGCCCTTCTTAGCGGTAAAGGCTTTCCCTATCCCTTTTCCTATGTTCCCGACATCCTTGCCAAGCTTTTGGAACATGCTCTTTTTCTTGGCAGGCTTACCTCCAGGGACTATACTACCGTTTGCCATTACTGACCTCTCGTACCCTTCCACATGTCATCCATGAAGCTCGTTCTCGTGCTGTTGTTTTTCCTTGCAACAGGAGCTGTCTTACCTTTGGGCTTTTTCTTGCCGTTGGTATTTTTCTTACTTGCTGGAGCAGAGCCTCCGTTCCCATTTCCATTACCTTGATAAAACTCAATCTGTCCCTGTTTGGCCTTGTAGTCTTTAGGTATTCCAGGCATTATTTAGCTCCTCCCTTAAAAGGGTTGATTTTTGCAGCGAATTGGCCGTAGTACTTGCCTTGTGCGCCATAGTGCCCTTGATACTGGTGTTTTGGCACAGTGATAGGATAGCTGGACTTGAGTTTAGCTATACTATAGGCAGACATCACATTCTTAGGATTGGGTATAATTGACTGAAACATGATCTCCTCCTACCTAGCTCAATCTTAGCACATTAGACTTGGTAATTCAGAGTCGCGTAGACCGCCCCTGTGGTCACGGTAAGAGGTACTTGAGCCCGGAACGCCTTATAGGTGCCAGGACCCAAGGTCAGTGTTCCGCCTGATACGCCTGTAATTATCCTGTCCTTACCTATCACCCCGTTCACAATAGACTGCATGGTCACTACTGGAGCAGCCAGTCCTCCTCCTCCAGAGAGTGAGTAAGTAAGGGTACCTCCCATGGGTATTGTCATCTTGAGGTTCTTTGACTTCAAGTTGTTGGCCGGCACGAGAAACGTCTGACGATTTACGATATTTGGAAAAGATAGAAGGTTAAGTGGGTTAGCCACTAAGTCAATGTTCGCCGAGTCCGTTCCTATAATAACGGGTGGACTGTTAGAGGGGTTAGGACTGTTAGATTTGGCGACGTTTGTAAGCCCTTTTGTGAGGAGATAACCTTCTCCAGATGAGAAGGTCCCTACATTTCTCGTAGCACCTATTGTATTAGTAGGAGGCTGTGGCATAGATCACCTCAGGCTGTTGGGATGTCTTGGATAAGCTTACGATCAACGTATGCATATATCGTACAGGACTCAATTTGTATCTGTACAGAAGAGAACGTACGGAGCTGAAGCTGCACCTCAGAACCACGCATGGCTTGGGGCCAGCTCTCCTGGTGCCGTAACTCGTCTGCCAGGTTGAAGCCAATTTGGTTAAAGATCTCAAAAGTGCCGGGGTTGGCGATGCATGTTAAAAAGACCATGCCAGGCTGGGGAGGCGCGATAACTTCTCCAAACCGTATGATTTTTTCCGTTGCGGAGTCCCCACCATCTGTAACGCGCGACGTTAGATAGGCCATAATTGGTAGGCCTAGATCAGTACCGCCTGTGAACCACTGGTCGAACTCTCCGATGGTCTGGAGGTTCACTCCTAACACCTGGAGAGCCACTCCGTTAGATGGTAGCTCATTAGCCTCTACGTCAACATAAACGTGATCTGTAGCCCATCCGAGTCTCCACCAGCCTTGTCCACGCAGATCAAAGAAGTAAGTGACATTCAAAGTGGGGAAACTGATGTGGTACATGCGATCATACCACCATCCTACAGCCTGATCTAGATCGGCATCGGTTAGGGATAAAATGAAAGATTTGATGTTAGAAACCTGATAGGCCCCGTCACTCATATTCTGGGGTGTCGTACCGCTACAGAACCAAATACCCCGTCTGTTGATCCATGCAGTGACACCGTCAAGAGTGGCTACGGATAGACCACTCCGACAGCCGGTATCGGCGAGTTTGATAGCCTGAAAATCGGCATTTGACGACCCATAAACAGCATAGACTGTTCTATCCTTGTTCAGGATAAGAACCGACCCTTCACTGCTCATCCCATTCGCACCATCATTAAATGAGTTCTCACCAACAACAATGTAACCAGCGACATACAGATCAAACCCTGTAGGTTCATCTAAATTAGAGTAGTACACGATAGACGGGTCCGTAGCAGAGCCCCATCCCCATATACGCTCCTGATGTGTACACATCCACAGGAAGGGTAGAGGAGGGTCCCTTTGGGGCGTTAGAAGCTGTCCTGTGCCGGGAGTGATACCTATCAGGTTATCTGCTAAGGTGTCGGTAAAAGTTGTTGTTACGTTGTCTGGAATAGTTCCTACTAAAAAGAACTGTCCTTGAGATCCGCCGATGCGGTAGATGTTTCTCTCGGTCACTTGCGGGTCAGGACTGACAGGTATACCAGTTAACGTAACACCAGTGCCTGTGACAGTGATCGGTAGGGAGTCAGGGCCTTCTGATGACTCAATAGAGTAGAGAGGGGTAACAGATCCAAAAGTTATGATGTAGTAGTATGTTCCGTTCATATCAGCAGCACCATCTGCGGTTAAAATAGGTGCAGCATCAGGAGGTACAATACCCCAGTATGTGACATTTAAGTCAAGGTCGATCTTTAGGGGTATGTCAACTGAATTGTTAAAGAAACACCACTGATAGGAGAAGACAAACTGTGAATTCAGACCTGGGGTTAGTGGAACAGGAGTGGCGAACTGGACGTAGGGACCATTAATAGGTCCATGCCAAAGTGTTCCGATACCTCCGAAGTCTACGGCAAAGATGTAGGTGTCAGGCACCCCAGGCCGGATGAACTTTGTGAAGCCATTTATAGGCCCTGGGAGCACGCCCATTGAGGTACGGCCAAGGGCTGTTTCGTAAGACCCATAGGTAGCGTTCGGAGTGAGGTTCTGACAATCTATTACATTCGTAGGTGCTACACGAAAGGGTGCCGTAGTCATGTCTAGACCCATCACTGGACCGACAACGAGCATAGGCGCGACTTGATCTCCTGCCTCTTCTGTTTGAACAGACATTAGCTCTGTCTAACCGCAACCATAGTTACATTTGTAGATAAGACGACCACTGCACCCGTTGATGAAACTGTGTATGTTATGGTATTTCCTGCATGAACTAGCCCGTTAAGTGGTACATTAAGAGAATTTTGTGCAGGATTAGCTAGAGTATTACTCCCACCCGCCCATGATCCCCCATCTGTTCCTCCTGTACCTGTCGCTATAACATTTCCGACACTGCTAGGCGGGGACGATAATTGAATTACAGAAGTTGAAATGGCACTCCAGATAGTACCTACAGCAGGGATAGTTAGTGTATTTCCGTTTCCTCCATATGATACAACAACAGACCCTATTGGATAGTCTATTCCAGGTCCTGTGACAGGTCCGCTAAAAGTTGTTGTTCCAGTAAAATCAGCCGGACCATTGAAGGTAGAAGTACCATCAAATACAGCAGGACCTGTAACGGTGATTGAGTCAGTTGTAATTTCATCATTAAATGTAGCGAGACCATTAAAGAAGGAAGCACCACTAACCCCAAAGGTATCAGTATTCAGTCCTCCGGTTACAGCTTCTCCCCCCGTTACAGTTGTGCCGCCTGCGAGAGTAGAGCCTGCTGTTGAGTCTAGTGTACCCTCGATTACTGTTGCCCCTGCCGTAACAGTGAGGCCATCGTTCATAACGACAGGACCATCGAAGGTGGATGTCCCTGTAAATGTAGGGTTATTGAAGCTTGGAGGAATAGGAGCGCCAGTTATACGCGCGTAGGGAATATCACCGGCTACTAGGACACCTTCCTTATTAACAGCCCATACTTGGACACTATTCACTACGAGATTATCAAGTAGCGAGTTAGGCGAAGAGTCTATGTCAGTGATATCTACTTCACGTGCAACGGGAGCTATGGCAGGACCGGGGTCCCAGGTTACCTGTAACTGATTCATCGGATCAGACGCGCCTGTAATCTCAAGAGGTGTGCTATCCATTAGACCAGTTGCAGTGACTGTCCAAAGAGGAGTCCAAGTGATAGGCGTATCTGGTATAAGAGTCGCAGGTGAATAGTACCGAGTCATTGCCCCGTCGCACAGCTCAAGAGCGTACGCAGGTAGTGTCGTGTTTTGGTTAACCTCTTGATCCCACTGTAGAAGATTCTCGTTATATTGAGCGTTTGTAACTAGCCACAAACAGCCATTTACTTCACGAATCTCTTGGTAAAGAGCGTTAGGTTCTGTACCTTCAAATACAACCCCAGGGAAGGCTGTGTGGATAACAACATCGTATGGAAAAAGCTGTGGCGGTGTGCCAGCACTCGATGGTAGGAAAGGAAAGATTGAGTCAAAGGCCATGATCTACCACTCTCCACCCCATCCGCCTCTACCACGACCGTATCGGCCTCCACTTTGGTTACGGCGAACCCAGGGGATGAAAGTCATAGGTTTAGCGATCTGAAACTTGTCCCACCACTCCTTTTGCTGCTTCATCTTAGCCATGTACTTCTGATTATTTCTATCACCATCAGAAGATCCATCCGCTTGACGAGAATATTCAGACATCTTGAAGACAAGAATGTCTCTGTATACCTCACCAAATTCTAAGAGATCAGATGTCGTAACTACTGTAGGGGGTACCGGAATATGATCCACATTAACAGTATAAACGGCGCTAGGAGGAGGCACAAAACCAATATTTCCATAACGCATGTACCACCTTGGTTTATCACCATATCTCCATATATGAGAGGATTTTCCATACCCGTGTTGGTTATGGCCATGCTGAAAATCTGGATAAGGTTTAGGTCTCTCTGCTATCCATTGGGGAGTAAGAGGAGGATTACCTTGGTGAAAGCCTGAAGAGGCATCAAAGTAGTTTTGATTATCACCCTCCATAGAGGGGATATCTGAGGGCTCAAGAAGTTGCTTAGCCTGCAGACCTGTTAAAGGATCTGGGGTACCTAGAATATACACACGTAGGATACGCACAGTCTCCAACATAGCATATTCTTTTTGATTTATGATAGTTGGGAAAGACCATGTGCCTTCGGTGTATGGAAGATCTATAGCTACTTGAACGCAGGCCTTGTTGAGAAAATCAATAGAATCCGCAACAGTGAACCGATTTGTGTTCGGTTCGTTTACGTTACGTCTCCAGTCATTGATTACTTCTCCTGCGTTCACACATCACCCATTCACACTCTTGCGCTTAGAGACAGGGTTACGAGTTGACTTCTGCCGACCTTCTGCTCTCTTTGTACCGTTCCGGTTGAACGTTTTTGGGGCCTTAGGCACCTTTTTAGCACTTTGTCCAGCCAGTTCCTTCTCGTACTGCCACTGTCCAGAAGTACCGAGAGCTTTTGGAGCTTTACCGCTCATAGCCTTCGGAGCTTTACCGCTTACAGCCTTCGCACTGGCCTTCTCAGTAGGTGACATAGACCTACTCTGACTCTTAGCACTACCGAGAGCAGGTTTACGGCTTCCAAGAGCTTTCTGAACAGGGGTAGGTTTACGGAGATGCTGGACTTCGCTTTCTATGGCACTCCCTGCCCTCTTAGCGAGTCCTCTTGCTCCAGATCCTATAGCCTTGGCAGCTCCGCCTACGGCACCCTCAACAGCTTCTGCAGCCTTACCACCGGGGATAGACCAAGGTCCCGAAGCCATGACCTTCTGGTATTGATCCTTAGCAAACCCACGAGCTTCATCTCCGAAATTGAGTTTACCTTCAATCTTACCTTTTTCAGCACTACCCATCTTGGCATTCTGACGTTGACGTGTGTAATAGGCCTCTTTACGGGCCTTTTTATCACTTATCCCTTGAACTGCTTCTTCATCTGCCGAACGTGCCATGATCTACATGCCCCTATTTTTATAGTTTGGACCGGCAGCCCCATGAGCTTTCTTAGAAGGGTTCTTACTCAAGGATTTGTATGCTGAATGAGTGCCGATACTCTTCGTAGGGTTCTGAGAGTGCGTACCCTTGCTCCGGGGACCTGTAGCTGCCCCAGGGTGTGCGTTGTCCGTGTAATACCCATTCTTACTCGCCGAGTTACCACTCGGTTTCGCCGGAGCCTTAGCCCGAGGCGTATGAGGACCATTACCAGAAACTCTTGCCTGTGCGCTCTTAACGACGTTTTTGACGCCCTGTTTGGTATGTGCTGATCTCTTTGCCATGATATACCCCTAACTCGGTTGGGCAAAAACAAGTAGGTTAACTGTACCCGTAACCGTACCAGCACTAACTGCCCGTATGGCTACAATCGGAGCGTTTACATACAGAGCACTTGTTCCGACTCCTAGCGTTAGGGGGTTAGACCAAGTGAACGCATCTCCTCCACCAGCTTCGACAGATGGGGCAGGGAGTTCAAACCAAAAGCCGCCGTTGCCAGGCTCATTATACGCTGTATCAACATCAATCGTACCGTAAACCGTGACAGCGTAGCCCGTGCCAGTACCTGTGAGTTGGAACATCCACTTCGTCCAGCGAGCACATTCTCGCAACCCTGCCAGTAGAATACCACCGTTAGCTACAGGGGCCATGAGGCTTCCAGTATCCACCCCCGCCGCAGCAAAGGTGAATACCGACTTGCCTGCCCGGTTGCCTACACTAACAAGATTACTACCCATTAGAGTATCTCGGAGTCGATTTGAAACCCTCTCGGAAGAGTAGCCGGGAGGAAACGGTGATTATCAACAGGCACACCGTACAAGTTCAATCCGAGGAAAGCTGCTGCCGTTACAATAGCGGAACTTGCCGTAAAAGAGAGTATAGAGTTTATCGGCCAAATTGCATCAAAGTTTGCGTTAGCAAAAATTGATCCGGTTATACCACCATTTAGAGCAGAGAAAGTTGGTAGAATAATATCAACAGGAAAGAGAGCGTCTCCAACAATGGCTGTAGCAGAAGGTTCGATACCTTGACTCGTCTGATCACTAATCGGCTGAGGAGGTAGAGCACCACCACCAACTCCAGGCACAAAGGCTGCCCCTCCTGCTGTAATCGTTCCTGCTCCTACTGCACTCGTTGTAGAGACAGTGTAGGTAGGCACGACAGGGAGATAGGTAAGAGGCTGCATAACAACTTCTGCACCGAGAGAATTTGCAATGTAGGACACATTAAACCGAGGATCTTGATTCAACTCATTCGTGATGAATGCGGCGAGTTGTGCAAGAGTGGGGTAGCGCGAGGTAACGGTATAGGTATAGGTGTAGATGATAGAGGAAACCCAGTCCTCTAGCATAATAGTGATTTTGTCTCCACCAAAGCCGTTTGCTCCAGCTTCGACAAATACGCCTGCCAAGTCAAAGTAACCATAGGATGTATAGTTAGCAGGCTCAACGGCCACATATCCACTATAGATATTAACTGAGAAGGATAGGCCAGGAGCTAGGGGCGGGGTTATGGCATAAGAAAGATGAGTGAACTTGTAGTTCAACCCTAAGATCTGATTCGTGAGGATAGTGAGGGGAGCCCAGGCACTGTATAATAGCGCCTGAAAGTTACCCTCTTTAGCCTTTATTTGCTTCGGCATTTCTAGGCACCGCCACTTCCCACAATACCGCGCCAATCGACGGCACCCATAGACACCCGGATCTTGGCTTCGTGAACGAGATTCTGGTTCGTCGGGTCGATGTATGAACGCTGTTTGTTGTACTTGAGTGCAGCGAACATGCTGTGTGCATCGCGTCCAAGTTTACCTTTACCAGCAGTGACCCACCATGGGAAGGGACCAGGCCCTTGTGCAGGTGTAAGGTACTGAACAGCGATCGGCGTAACAGCGTTGTAGACGACGTTAGGACGGTTCTGATCAGTAGACGGATAGAAGTACGCTTGAAGTACCTCAACAACCGTTTGGTGAAGTCCTGGCGGGTAGATGATGTCCTTCGGGATGTACCGGATCAGTTTCCCACGGTCATCTTTGATCAGGTTGAACTGGATGATAACCGCTTGTAAGGACTCGACAGTTAGTGCAACATCCCCCAGAAAGTTGCTTACAGTAACACCCGGTAGACCAGTTAGGGGATGCACTGCGGATATGAGGGGTTGGCCATCTGCTAAGTTGTAGCCACCCTCCGCCCAACTTAGGAAGGATAAGTTTAGGATGTTCCAAAACAAGTACTCCTGCGTTTGATCAACGCTGTAGCGAAGCATCTTCGGGAACTCTTTGAAGATGCTCTGGGGGTCTTCGAGTTGAGCATCATCCGAGATGATATACCGGAGACCAAAGTTCTGCCAAAAGAAGGTTGAAGTGAGGCCAGGGCCTGCGGAGTCAAGCGGAGCCTGAGTCGCTTCACCCATTTGGGAGAGGAGACCGAACGGAACGATAGAGTGTTGTGAGAAGAACCGTCTACGCATATCGTAGTCAGGCGTGTTGAAAACTTCAGGCCATCTGAGGGGGATCTCAAGACCGGACTTGGTGTAAATCTTCTCGAGGATCTTGGTAGCAGCCTCGAGGAAGGTATTAGTGAGGTGAATAGAAGGCATCTGATTAACCCCCCTGCTGTATGGCAAGAGCTGCTATGTTAAACACGACTTTTACCCTTGCACCTAGCAGACCTCGTGGGTTTGCTTGGTACTGACCATTGACGATAGCCTCGTTAACCGAGTTATCAACATCTTGGATAACTGCCACAAGGTTGGTAACTGTAGGATCAACAATATAGAACCCGGTGACAGGATCCTTGTTAATTCCGACTGGGGTACCATATGTAGCCTGATTGAGTCCGCCCTGCTGCCAACCAGTAGTCGCAGGTAGATTCATGGTAACCTCCGCCGGAGGTCCAAAGGTGAGTATCGGGAGCTGCCCGGGCTGAGCTGAGAATAACCCTGTGGCCACATTGCTTGCACCGAAGATATACTCTGCGCCCATTGTGCCAGGTCCGGTAGGAAATCCGTGCCACGTTTGAACAGATGCACATATCGCCATACCTACAATTCCAGTTGCAGTATCAACAGGTGCCGGTTGAACAGACCCAGGAGAAGCTAGGGCTGAACCACCAACAAGGGTTGCTCCAGAGACTGCTACTTCACCAGTTGCCGAGGTAGTAGTAAGAGCAAGAGTAATAGCATTGCCAGCAACACCTGGTGTATTAGCCCTGATGATAACAAGGTTACCCTCGATGTAGGAGTGAACAAGATTTGTAAGCGTATTTGCATTGATGCTTGTATTTAGTGCATGAAGGAGTTCATAAATGTTCCCAGTAGGTGTAACTGTCAAAGTTACAGGGGCTGCACCATCAATAGTATATGTAATGGTGTCACCGGGGAGGAAAGTAGCTGCTAGGAGGAAAAACCCAGAAGCAGTGGTACCGACAGCGAACCAGACGATATCTCCCTCATTAACTGGGGCGAGATATGGGAGGTATATTGGGGAAGGAGAAGCGGCTGTAGTCGGAAGGTTCACTACAGGCCGTTGAACCGCCACAATTATCGGCATAAAAAATATCCTCAAACTAGCGTAAGTAGTTTAAGGATACTCTTCTCGGATACTAGTGTCAAGAATACGGAAAGTTACTACTCTCTTGTCAAGCTCTTATCAAGTTCCGTTCGTATGGCTCCGCTCTCTATGTTGTCTTGTCCGGCCACTCTAGCCATACCGTCCTCTAGTGCCTGATAACCAACGTTGTTCTGTGAGTTGAGGAGACCTTCAAACGCTCTGGAGTGGTACAGTTCCTTAACTGCCAGGGGGTTCACTTCGCAAAGTACCAGGTCTCCAACTTGAACTTGCTCTTTTCCGGCGACCTCCTTGAAATCAATCGGTAGTTCGGTATCTTCTCTAATCTCGTGCTTTTCGACACGCCTATATTTACGTGACCGAATCCTCGCCCGCATGAAAGGATCTTTAATGGAAGCCCATACATATTTACATCCCTTCAAAGGTTCTCTCATATAAAGTTCAGGCTTAGCAAACAAAGGCTCGTTGTTCCGATGGAGATAATCGTGATCAATGAGAGAAAGGGTCTCTGCGAGGCTACGCTGTCCATTAAGACCCATATTAGGAACAGCAGCCATGATATGAGGGTCCACTTCCACACGACTTTGTACTGCTTCGGTGTCATAACGCTCTTTCTCAAATCCCTCATAGGCTTGGATAGACTGAAGTTCTTGCTGGAGCATCTCATCCTTAAAGCTCTTCTCGTCTTTACTCTCTTTAGGCATTATCCTTCACCTCCGAAGATGTCCTCTAGGTCTGCTTTACCAAGTCCTGCTGCCTTAGCGAACTCTATGGCTTGCTGTTGATCTTTACTAAGCTTAGGCTTCGCGCCTTTTGTTCTTCCTCCAGAAGTTCCACTATCATACCCAGTAGAATACTTAGGCGGCTCAGTGCCTCTTGTGTTGCGAGTTTTCCTGGCAACTTTACCCGCCGCCATATCTGTAGCACCTTCAAGTGCCTCCATTAGCTGCTTATGACTCATGTTACCGAGGATATCATCGGTAGCTGTCGAGAAGATCGCGTCGAACTCCTTACGTTCAGAGGGAGTCATAGGTGTATCATCTACAAACTTCGATATAGCATATCGTGCAGCCTGTGCTGCTACAGGGATAGTCTGGGCTTTAGCTGCTGTCTGACCTGCCTGGTAGGCTCTCTCTGCTGCATATGAGATAGCTTTAGAAATGGAGCCAGTTCTCTGCATCTCCGCTTCGACTTCTTGTTCAAAGGAAATCCCACCAGTCTGGGGGGCGGCTGGCGATGGGGTAACTGGACGATTCTTGAGTCCTTTGAGTTCGTTTTTTAGTTCCTCCATCTCCTCGCGTTGCTTGTCATAAGCTGCCTTATCGAATTTGAATCCGTCGATATCATCGACTTCGTCCTTCGGTTCTACCTTTTCAGCAGGTTCAGGGTCGAACATATCGTCAAGGGTGATTTCATCGTCATCATCGGCCATTGTCTAGTCCTCCAACCACTCGGGTAACTGTACATCGTGTTTTCTGTATAGACTTTTAAAAGTGTCCATTACTTTCTGCCGATACATGATATAACCTGTTCGCATATCAGTCGGTAGTCCTATATTGTTAAGTAGTACTTTCTTAGCATCTTCTAGGTTAGTCTTGAATAGACGTTGTATCGTTGCTTCCCATAAACTAGATTCTAGTAGGGATACGATATCCTCATCTTGGTCTATATCATGACTTGTCTGCGTCGTCACTTTCATCTTCCTCATCTTCTTTGGGCTGTCCCTTTATTGCTTGCATAATACCTTGTAGTGAGTTTGGATCTCCCGGAGGAGGTGGAGGCTGCTTAACCTTACCTACCTTAGAGTGTTCTATGATATGTGCAGCCATTTGCTCTTTCTGCTGTTCAGCTTGAGCTTGAGCCTGCTGCTGTTGTACTTGTTTAGCCTCATCTAACGTACCTATAAACTGCGTGATCTCCGGGTAATCAAACTTCTCAATCACGTTCCTTGTTACGTTATAGAGATGACCCATATCTCCTTGTACCAAAGGACTCGGAGTCAGGAGCTGGTACAAGGCCATAGCGTCCTGACGCGAATTCTCTTTATCAAGAGGTCCTCCGCTACCAGCTACACCAAGATTATAGTTTAAAGCTAAAATCTCACGTGGAACTTGTACTTCAGTACTTCCTTGACTTGAGGATTGTAGCATACTCATCTGATCCTTACCATACTTCACGTATAATAAATGAGTGTACTTGAACACCTTCTGCATCCATTTACGTATTTTTACAATCATCCGGTTGGTTTGCATGCCCTGTAGAGCTGCCGACTGCTGCATAGCCTTGCCACTCTGTTTACCACCCGCTGAAGCGTTGGCAGGTGGCATAGCAGGAGCTGCAGGTGCTCCTATGCTACGATCTGCCAAGGCCATGAGGGACTGCTCCTCTTGGAACAGGGCCTGTGGCGGATCTCCAAGCTGAATGAACCCTACGTCTGTCGGAGTCTCTACCCGCATACGAGCACCGGGGCCAAAACGATGTGATTCGTTCTCTCCTAAGTCCTTGTAACCCGGCGTCGTGTAGAACGTAGGGTTAGAGGCGATATCGAGCCAATCTAGTCTTGCGTTTCGTTGTGCGGAGGCTTCTTCCTGAACACTTCCCACAACGTCAGGGACACTAAAACCATAAAAACGATTAGGACGAGGCATAACTGTAATGGGGAAATAGGGTCTACCCCCCTCATATTCAAAAGGAGCGAAACCAGCCATGAGACGAGACATATCATGCACCCAAATGTAATTTTCTTCACAGACTCCATCTCCATCTAAGTCAAACTGGGAGGTTAGGATCTGCCAAATCTCAACAGGTCCTCGTGCTACGTGCATACCGTCAGGCATAGGGATAGCGTAGTCCCCGATGGTGAGCTTACCGCCTATGGTATACGTAGCGTTTCCTTGTCTATCCCATGGCCTCTCGTCTTGCCCCGCTGCTGTGCAAGCCATGATCCTCTCAACCATGTCCGCATTGAATACCCCGGACTCAACCATAGAATACATGTCACGTTCTGACATATACCTTTTTCTAGCAACACCATCCGCCACTTCGATTGAGGGTGCGTAGTTCGGAAACAGGATAAAGTCACGTAGTTCAACTGGGTTATAGCGGACTGCATCCCATTCTACCTTCTTTACACGCTGTCTTTGCTTCTTTATAATGGCTTGTCCAAACTCATCTACAGATGGATTACCATCTTTACCGATAACCGGTCCATCAACAAGCTGCATAGTCTCTGAAATCTTTTTTTCCCAAAGAACTTCAAGGATAGCCGTTCCGTCCCTGCAAGCGAGTTGAATACACGTATCATATGCATCGTACCAATCATTTTCGTCATACTCCGAATTATAGAATTGTTCAACTATATGAGCATATTGTGTAGATATAGAATCCTTGCCTGCCACCGTATATGGTCTTGGTACAAGGGCAGAACCAGAAAGACGCGAAGTCATCTCCCCCACGGCAGTGAATACTACAGGTACAATGATATTTGCACAGTTCTCCCATGGTGGGTTGGCCCTTTCCCCCTGCATCTCGTAGAGAGCGTTCCCATAGTCCAGAGAGGCATCCAAACCACCTCTGTTGCCGAGGTTCAGGTCGATGAGCTGCATCGCTGAGATACCGACTGCCGTCCATGCAGCGTCATCCAAATGAGGAACCGGACGCATGTTGAGGGCGTCCGGTTGATGCTGAACACTATGCTTATTTGGCATGACTATATCATATCACGATCCGTTAGCCCCTCTAGTATTTGGGTTTTGCAGAATAAAACTTACTGAACAATCTGAGTAATACTGAGTTGCTGCAGGATTCGTATCAAGCCCAATAGCTATAGTTGATCCATATGTAGGAGTGTACGGTGTTGCTAGCATTACAGATGCGTTACTTACATAAGGACCTCCATGTGGGCTATTAGGTAGAGTAAGAGTCCCTATTGTTACAATAGAACCCGTTGGCGTAAATTCTTGAAAAAAAATTGAACCCCCTGCTATACCTGTTGTTTCTGTGGTATAAGGATAACTTCCAGGACTTAAAGCTGCTGTTGTAGGATTGTAGGCAACACACGATATGGAGAATCCATATATTTGTGTAAAAGCGTTACCTGTAGAAGTAACCCCTGGATTAACTAGAACTCCTTGTAAAGAACTGTTCGTTTGTATATGTTGAATTACTGTTTGCCAGGGTATAGGAGGGCCAGGTTGATATACAAAACTAAAATTAGGTATAATAGGATTAAGATTACTTGCAGTAAAAGCTCCGGTATAGGCACCATTACCAACAGTTGTACTGTTGTTTTGAACAGAATCTGCCATAGATGGTGTCAGAGGTATAAGTGCCATAGTTAGGACTGCTAATGAAAGTAATCTCTTCATGATATTTCTCCTTTAGAAATTGTAGTGTTCCTCAACGGAAATGCTGCCGGAGCCTCCTGCTCCTCCTGTTTGTCCGCCTGTTCCCGCAGTACCCGCAGTGCCCGCTGCACCTACTGCATAGGCATAGGTGGCTAGGGGAGCGTCTATAATTACTTGAGCACAGCCTCCTGCTGCTCCGCCATTGCTGCTCGAACTACCTCCGGTTGTTCCGCCGCCACCACTGCCTGAGTTAGTAGCCGCAGATCCTCCCGCAACGGATGACCCGTTACCCGACGTAGTACCAGCTCCCCCTACACAGGAATTTCCGCCCATACCCCCGGCTCCTGTAGGTGACATGCCCCCCTGGCCTCCGCTTACTGCTACCTCTATAAGGGGTCCAGCAGCTACCGTTGCAGTACCTCCAGCAGGTTGCGCTCCACTGTTGCTGCCTCCTGCCCCGCCTGTGTCAGTTATAAGAGACGTTCCAAAGGTAGTAGTTCCTCCAGTACCGCCTGTGCCAGGAGTCGTGCCTGATCCTCCGCCGCCGCCCCCGCCCCCAATAGTGAAGAGTTTAATCCACTTCACACCTGCTGGAGTCGTGTACGTACCCGTTCCTGAATTAAACCGTTGTACCGTAGGAGCAGTAGCCGTAACAGGGTTCGTGACAGTGATATTTGGGGTTGAGCCACCAGATGAGGCTGCTCCCCCTGACGCGGTAACCGAAGTGACACAAGAAGTAGATGAGGCTAAGAATCCTGAAGCATTATTTCCTACACACGTTGAGGCCGTAAGGGCACTATCAATCACATTAAGAGCTGAAACAGACCCACCAGTAGCAATAAGATTGTTTGCGGATAAACTTCCTGCAAAAGTCGGACTACCTGTAATAGTAATGTTAGGAGTCGTACCTCCTGAACTTAATATATTACCGGACCCAGTAACTGCAGTGACGGTACCTGATCCACTACCACAAGCAGCAGCGGTTGTAGTGAGTATGCCGCCTACGCCTGCTTGAACACAGTTACCGGAGGTTAAACCGGATCCTGTTAAAGTAGGAGCTGAGAATGATGTAGCTGCAGACGCCGCTCCGGGAAGTATGGTATTGGTTGCAAGGCTAACAACAGGAGTAGTCGTACCAGTTGCTACAGAAATTTGATTCGCTGTACCTGTAACTGAGGTAACTGAGCCTCCCCCTGCTGCACACGCAGTACTTGTAGATACAATGACTCCTGCCGAAGAAGAGAGACAATCTCCTGAGGTGAGGTTACCCGCCTTGAGGCTCGTCGTAGCTGCAATTGTACCGGGGG